AAAACTGGATGGGACTACTGAATTATCCTTGACCAACCAGGACACCAATAACGCTGGCGGCGGTGACATCAAAACGCTGAAATTCGGGCAGCCGACTTCAGATGCTGTATCGCCCGGTGTCGTGGCGGACTTTTACTTTGATGATTTCATTATCAACGACACCACCGGCACTGTATCTAATAGTTGGCCCAATGGTGCAGGCGTGGAAATGCTTGTGCCCAGTGCGGACGGGAATTACACTGCCTGGACATCCACCGGTGGTGCTGTGGACTATACCGAAATTGACGACGTGACGACTTATGGTAATTTGCCCGACGATGATACTACAACTATTCTCAGTGGCACATTGAATCAAAGAACATCCGTGGCATTATCGAACACGGTACAAGTAGGGCAAGTGGAAGCCGTTATGCTTTGTACCTATGCCAAGAATAGCGCTGCGGGCGCTGATGAAATGGCGCAGGGAGTACGAATTTCAACTACAGATTATGATTCGGCAACCTTTATCCCTGCTACTTCCTACGGCTGGCAAAAGAATATACTTACGCTAAGTCCAGCTACATCTGCCCGTTGGACTACGGCAGAAATTGATGCAATGGAAATGGGTTGGAGACGGGCTACCTAAATGGCAGATAGCATTGTCAGTGCCAGCGAAGTCTACGTTGCGACTGTGGCTACTGGTAACAGCACAGTCAGTGCCAGCGAAGTCTACGTTGCGACAAAAGCAATCGGGAATAGCACAATCAGTGCCTCTTTTGTTTATGTGGCTATCACTCCGATTGTCATTCCTTATGGCGGTGGACGTTCTGTTCCAGGCACAAGGGCGGCTAATACTGTTTCGCAAAGCAGTCGAGGCGGAGGTGGACAGACGACACGCAGCGCAGCAGCACCCAACTTCAATCCACAATCCCGCCTGTCTGAAGTGGACGGCACAGTAGGCTATGTGCAGTGGCGGGCATACATTGGGCCGCCTTTCCGCAAAAGTACGGACAGCGACTTCTGGGATTGGTCGGCGTTGACGTTGGCGGCCTACACGCCCATTTCGGACAACACCCTAAGCAGCGGCGTGGCTTTTGGTGGTACGGTTGCCAACCTGACAAGCGCTGCATCCTTCCCTTCAGCGGGCGGCTTGTGGCTTGGGCCGAATGCCACGGGTGAATCGTGGGGCTATGCCACCTATACGGGCAAAAGCACAAATCAGCTTACCGGCTTGACGAGAGACACCGTAGACGTAGAATATAGTGGCGTACACACTTCGGGGGCTGTAGCACGCTTCTGGTGGCCTCTGGACACGGCTACAGCCGAACCAGTGCTGCGGGAAACAATGGACGCAACGCAGAGTTCCGTGGCGTGGGATTTGCAACTGAGCGGCATATCGTCGCCTGTACCTGCATTGCGGGCAACTCATCTGGTACTTGTGCAGACAAGAGAAATCAGCGGGGCAACTTGGGGAAGCTGGACGAACTACCTGATTGGCTGGACGATGGGCCACACCATGAAAGACAACGCAGAGAAAGAGCGGCCCTGGACTCTCAACGTATCCAGCGTTCACGGAATGCTCTCACAAATAGAAGTAACTGGCTTGAAAGTTGGGCCGCCTGACTTGGCTGACAACGCCAATATCACAGTGTCCAGCACATTGTCACCTGCCTACAAAGAGGGCAATACGGGTGAGTTTACGAGCAGTAACCCGAACATCTCGGCTGATAGTATGGCCGACAACAGCGTAAGCACGCCCTGGATAAGCGGCGGCTTTGTGGGTGAGGACAATGTATTCCCGACCAGCGCGCAAGTATTGACGGAAACGCTGAACGGCTTGCGGGAAAACTATGGGATTACTCAATTTCACGTTAGCAAGTATGCAGGCCAGTCCAGCGGCTATCGTTGGATTGAGGTAGACTTCTTTGGCGCTAGTGTCACGGGGGCTAGTTTGGTGGCAGGCTGGGATTACTACGTCAATTTTGACGGCTCGTACATTCTCAACTATGGCATTGGCGACAAAATAATCCTGGCTGAAAACCCAACCCTTTTTACCGAGGAGAATCCAGACAATCATGGTACTGTACTTGACTTAGCCAACTATCAGTTGTGGAGTATGGGCAACGAGAAGTACACAGTTGATATGAATGGGGCTACGGGTGGCACTTTCACCCTGACGGTGGGTGCAAATACGACGGCGGCCCTTGCCTACAATGCCACGGCTGCTACTGTGCAGGCTGCATTGATAGGATTGGCTTCCGTTGGCACTGACAACGCCAGAGTGACAAAAGCGGGTGCGATATTTACCGTCACTTTTGTCAATGGCAGGGGCAGTGCCAACGGGCCGGGAATGACATCGACGGACAGCACGACGGGCGGCGCTGGGATAATCCGCACGCAGACCGCAGCGCCCAATGCTGGTTACGATACCGCCGAGGGTGGCGAGAATGTCTTTACCTATATCGACCCGGCTGGCGGAATGTTGCGAATGCTTTTTGGCGCATTGTATCAATGGCAGTCGCAAGTTGTGTGGGGAACATACGAACCGTTTGCAGCTTTGGATTACACAACCTGGACAGGCAGCGCATTGGCGGCTATCACAGCGGGCCAGACGGCAAGGATGCTTTTCTTCCCAACCGCACCTGCGACAACGGCTGAATTTTGGGAAGTGGGCAAAGTTGCTACACCGGGCTACAACGTCAAGGCAGCCGTAGTAGGGCCGCCCGCGGTTGTCGTCACGACCGAATGGGTGTACCTTAACCTACCCACAATGGGGTTGACGCTGAATGCTGACATTGACGACACGGTGACGACCATTGTCATTGCCAAAGAAGACAGCGTGAGTGTAGACGGCCTGCCTGCCACAGGGACGATTCAAATAGGGTTAGAGCAGATTACCTACACAGCTATCAACCGCACGACTGGCACTGTCTCTGGTGGCGCTAGGGGGGCAAATAGCACAACGGCAGTAGTACACACGCTGGGCGATACCATTTACTTTGTCAACAGCGGTGTGGCGACGGAAGCCTATCCGATTGACACCATTCAGATTGAACGACCTACAGGCTTTAGCGTGCCCAGAGATTTTGTCATTCGTGGTTCTGAATTGTCTACGGCCAGAGGTTTTGGCGACGCAAACTATCAGAACGATTATACGACGCACGCCACAGTCACGAACAACACTGCCACGTCGTACAGCTTGGACTTGTCGGCTACAGCACCAAGAATTCGCTATCTCCTTATCGAAGTGACAAAAATGAGCGAGATACCCAGCCGGGTAAAGATAAATGAACTGCGGGTGCTGATTGACGGCGATGTACTGGACAGCAGCAAGTTTCTTGCCACTGGCACAATAGCCGAAGCGATGGACAAACTGATACTGGCAGCGGGTATTCCAGCAGCGGCCACCAGCGGTACAACGACCGGCAACGTAACCGAGTACACGACAGAAACAAATGTGCTATGGCCTGTACTGGTGGACTTGGCCGCTTTTACCAATAGGCGGATTACCATAGGCCGAGACAGCAAGATTGTCTACTCTGACGACGCATTTTGGAGTATCAGCGGTACACCAGCGGAAACCAGCGAATTTACCAGAACCGAGGCGGCCTATGTGGAAGTCAACAAGACGCCTGTTCGCAATGTAGGGCAAGTGGTTTTGACTTGGCGTTCGTTTACAAGTGACGCAGAAGAAAACGTTTCCTTTCCAGCTACATACACAAGTGGCCGAAAGGTAAAGATTGGCCCGTATGTCTATGCCGATGCAGCGGCGGCTTTGGCTGGGGCAACCAAGCGCTACTATCAAATGCGCCGCCCTTATGATGTGGTGGTAGAATTAGCACAGCAGGGGGATGGTATTCGGGCTGGTACTATTCGTGGCCTGAACTGGCAATTGCACGATAGTCAGTTGGCTTCAGACAGAACGTATATTGCCTTACAAAGCGCCCATACTATCAAAAACTTCGGTTGGAATAGCGTGCTGACTCTGCTACAATTGAACAGAACGGACGAACAATAATGCCAAGCAGCTTGTTTTTCTCGACAAAAACCAAGTTAGCGACAAAAGGACTTGCTACAGCCCTGGGCAGTGCTTTTCAGACAAATAAACGAACAGAGACGGGCACATACTTAGGCCGTAACCGTATTTTGGTGGGTGGGCAGGAATATCAGTTCCAGAACAATGGTGGCACAACTTTTGCCGAGGGCGATAGTCTTATCGTCCAGAACATAGGACGTTTGGCAGCGGCTGTCTATGCGCCGTCTGACTTACCCGGCGGAATTGGCGCTCCCAATAGCGGAAGCACAAGCAGTAGCGCAAGCGGTAGCACGACGGCGCTGACTGACCACACGCACAGCGGAGCAGCCAACAGCGGCGGGGCTGCGTTGACGGCAGTCACGTCAAGCTGGAATTTTCTGTCGCTATCGGCCACGGCCACAGTACAGGCGGCGCTTGACCGTCTGGACAGCTACGGCATGTTCGTCAAAACGACGGTGCAGTCTGGCGCAACGCTGACCATTCCAGCGGGCTACCAGCAACTTTTGGCTGGGCCGTACACTGTGACAGGTGACATTATTTTAGCGGGAGACCTGGTGGTGATATGAG